TGTTGTGTTAATTTTTATATTCAATCTAATAGTTGCACTACTCATTTTTATGAAGCGCAGGCTGGCGCAAGGAGAGAACGATATAATGGAAAGACTACGTCAAATTTATACGATGTGAATGATCTCAATGAAGTTTCTTCGTTTGTGGCGGCAGATGGTGATTGCTATTTGTTAGATGTTAGTCAGATACATTCAGTTAGTATCCCAAAATCTGGTGTTAGAAAGTTTCTTAGCTTTAACTGGTTTGACCACTCATACGAAGAAATCAAAGAAAGTTTGACTTGCAATTAAATTTGTAGTATAATTACTACATGAAGACATTTATACACCATGATCTACCCAAGCTCGAACGCACCACTGCTGCCAATGGCACACGAGTATATAAAACACCGACGGGTAGAGCCTATCCATCGGTCACAACCGTTACGTCCCTACATTCAGCAAAAGGAATTGCAGAATGGCGGCGCAGAGTTGGTAATGAAGAAGCGAATAGGGTATCCGCAAGAGCATCTTCCAGAGGAACAAGAGTTCACACCCTCTGTGAACATTATCTGCTAGGTAAGAATCCTGAACCAGATATTTTTGATGCAGAGATTTTCAATTCAATGAAACTCTGGTTAAATGATATTGATAACATCCACTGTTTAGAAACTCCACTATATTCTGACTTCTTGGAAGTGGCGGGAACTGTAGACTGCATTGCTGAATTCCAAGGCAAGCTGTCAGTTATAGATTTTAAAACTGCAAATAAGCCCAAAGACAGGGAAGATATATATAATTACTTTATGCAAACAGCGGCATACGCAGTTGCATTTGAAGAACGCACAGGCATTCCAATTGGTAGACTAGTGATTATTATGGGTGTGGAAAACGATGATCCACGACTGTTTATTGAGAAACGTGACAACTGGATCGGAGGATTTAGAAAGTTACGTCTAGAATACAAGAATGCCCACAATATTTGACTTGTAAATCATTAAAGGGTATACTTATGTTATACATCGATTATAATTTTGATCTTGAAGATGGATATATTTTGTTTGATGAAGAATTGCATCTTGCATCGCAGGAAAAGAAACCTGATCGAATTTGGGGTTCATTACCTAAAGGATGGAAAGATGGAGACATGTTTAAATTACAGGTCAACGGTAGCGGTAGAGTAATGCTTGTGAAAGCAACTCAACCCAACGGTGGCTTATAAGGAATTGTTGTAATCCCTTCAAAGCGAAGGACTTCTGGACGCGAGTTCGACTCTCGCCACCTCCACCATAAGGATTGTATGGATGAGCAGGATAAATTGAAAGAGTTACAGGAACATCTAGCAAAAGATTTGGTTCATTTGGAAGAAAATGAATCACTATCAGAACAGCAGTTAGATAAAATAACTGACACTTATTCAAAAGTCTATGACATCGTTACAAAAATAAAATCTTTATGATGGGGGTGCCTTGGTTTCGACAGAGGTAGATAGTAGAGACGGCAACACGGGAATGTGAAACCCGTAGGATTGGGGAAACTCGGTCGAAGAAGCAAAAGAAGTAAATGCAAACGACACAGTCTACGCATTAGCAGCCTAAACGCTGCTTAGGGTTTCGGTAGGTTTCCTCGTAACAGAATAACCTACCACTAATAAGGAAACTAGATGTTAGGTATTGTTTTAGGTAATGGTCCAAGCAAATCTGCATATAATCGTTCTGGTGATATTGTCATTGGCTGTAACTTTCCAGGTGAATTTAGTGTTGATGCTACTGTAGTGTGCGATGAAGAGATTGTTTTTATATTGAAAAACAATCCAGAGGCTATAACATGCCCCATGATTGTTAGCACTAAAGTTTATTCTAAGATGAAAGAATATAAGATTGAAGACAAGTACACCATCTTAGCTGTTTTTAAACCAAGAGATTGGTTTAATGCTGCTCACTATGCAGCAAACTATCTTCTTACTATCGGATGTGCTCAGATAGATATATGGGGATGTGATTCTATTTTTGCTGATACTACAGAATCAACCACAGACATTATTATAAGTAAAGAAGACAAGAGTGATATGAGGTTTATAAGAAATTGGAGAAAAGTTTGGACTGACATTTTTGCCAACAATCCAATGACATTGTTCAAAGTAATAAAATATCAATAGGAGATAAACATGAAATTTTTAATAGCAACACTGGCTTTGGTTTTCGCTGGAATAGCATATGCTGCAGAGCCTGCAAAACCTCCAGCAAAAAAAGCACCTGTAGAAAAGAAGTGCGATCCGCTGAAACAAAAAGACTGCACGAAAGCTGAACCTTCTGCAAATAAGCCAGTGCCAAAAAAGAAGGCAGAGCCTAAATAATATACAGGCATGGTCGGAGCCTATAATCCGACTAGTCACCACCCTGCACACTTTGAGACTCAGTTGAGTCTCATATCTTAAGTTTTAACACCCCAGACTATTGGCAAGTCTATCTGAAGCAGAAGTGGGAATAACTCACTTCATAAAGGAGAGATAAATGCAAAAAGAAAAGAAATATCTATTATTTCAAATTTTAGTTGCAGTGTTTAGTATTTGCGTTATGCTTTACACCGCTAAAACTATTGGTTCTAAGGAACCAAGATTACTTAATGTTGCTTACTCAGAATTAACACCATCTGCCAAGAAACAAATTGATTGTCTTGCGGATAATATATATTATGAATCAGCTTATGAACCTGAACGTGGCCAAGTCGCTGTTGCTCTAGTGACCTTAAATAGAGTTAACCATCCAGCATTTCCAAAAGACGTGTGTGGTGTTGTCAAGCAGAAAACAAACTCTACTTGTCAATTTTCTTGGTTTTGTATGAATGTGCCTCATAAAAACAGCGCAGTATATGAAGAAGTTAGGAGAGTTGCCCTGCATGTCTACTCAAACTATGAAAACATAGTAGACATAACAAAGGGATCTCTTTATTATCATGCAGATTATGTAAATCCAGGATGGAAACTGCATAAGACTGTTGTTATTGGACGTCATATATTTTATAAAGGTAATGACAATGATGCAAAAACTAAACCTCCAACTAAAGGAAGATCAGAATTCTAAACATTCTTTCTTCTTGTTGATGGAAGATATTACGTTAGAATCTTGTAAGGGTGCGGTTGAGTGGATCTTTGAGTGTAATTTCGGGGAACAACGACCTGATATGCTTAACTTAGTTATTTGTTCTCCAGGTGGAGATCTTAATGCTGCGTTTGCATTGGTTGATACTATGCGTGGATCTGCTATTCCAATTAGAACTATTGGTCTTGGACAAATTGCTTCTGCTGGATTAATGATCTTTATTTCTGGTGATAAGGGTCAACGAATTCTTACACCAAATACTTCTATTCTTTCACATCAGTACTCATGGGGTGCTTTTGGTAAGGAACATGAATTATTTGCACAGATTAAAGAATTTGATTTAACCACAAAGCGAATGATTGCGCATTATAAAAAGTGTACTGGATTAACAGATGCTAAAATCAGAGAAGTTCTTTTGCCTCCACAAGATGTTTGGCTAAGCGCTAATGAAGCTAAAAAGTTAGGATTATGCGATGATGTTAAAGAATTATCTTAAACATTCTGGAATGTGGATTGGGTTTGTTGTTAACCCTTTCCATTGGGAAGTTCGTTTTACTACGATACAACCCGATGACCTGAACCCAAAAGCACATGGGTTCTATTTGTCTCTTGGTCCATTTTGGGCAAGAGTTGTTATTGATGATGGAGAATGGTAATTATGGAAAAAGATATGATCGCGTTTTGGCTTTGTTTGTGTTTGACGGTGATGACGTTAATTGGTTGCACTGCCTATTACAATTACAATCAGACGCAAGCAATTAGGGCTAATATTGAGGTTGCTCTCGGGAAAGGAATTGATCCTCTTTCTGTTCGCTGCGCATACTCGAACAGCCAAGACACTGTTTGCATAGCCTACGCTGCAAGAAAGTAATCCTTACGTATACCCCTACTGATGTAGGGGTCATTAATTTAGATGTTGACTTTTATTCCCTTTTAGGGTATAATAAGTTTATGATGATCTTTACTACTCCAGGTAAGTCCAAGAAACGTAAACAAACAGCAGCGCAGCGTGAGTTGCAAGCTGAGTGGGATCGTATGCTTGATAAGTATAAACCCAAGAAAGTTGTAGCACCTGCAACTGAGTATAAACAACCAAAACCTTACATCCGTGAAACAGCTAAGATTCCAAGTCTTAATTCTGTAGGCGGTAGTACTGCTCTAAAACCTTCTCCTGTTTACACTGGAGATAAACTCATGGGTATCGGGACTATGCACAAGTCCAATTCTGTACCAATTTTTTCAAACCAAGAAGCTAAGGAAATCGCTACAATGCGAAGAGGATAAAATGCACACATCTTATAATGAACTTGTTAATGCATCGACTTATGGTGACACCAATAAACTTGTTAGTTTATATCAGTCACTTGTTGTTGATAAAATGCGGCTTGATAAATTCTTCAGTATGTTTTTGGATAAGTTTTCCGACAAGATGGATCCAAAGGTCACTAACACCAACATCTGGAAACTTTACAATAAGAAAACCAAAGAGTATGCTGACTTGGAACAAGTCATTAAGGCAGCTGAGTATTACCTAAAGAAGAATCATGTTTAAAACATCCAACGAATTTTCTTTACACATTGAGCAGCTAGTTCAAGAACGCAGATTGAATCATATGGATGCTGTGTTGGAATATTGCAAAGATAACTATCTTGAACCTGCTGATGTTTCCAAGTTGATCAATAAGTCTCTTAAAGATAAGATTGAGATGAATTTTCGAGAAATGAATTACTTACCTAAACAGGCACAACTAGATGTCTAAGTACTTTTGGTTATTTGCTCCAATTGTTTTGGGCGTCATTATGTATGGTGCTTTATTCTTCGTTATTATGAGCCAAGAAAATAGAACTGTTCGATATGATTGTTCAATTGCAGAATTTGC